TAATTTCAAAACTTTTATCGAGCATATTAATAGGTAACTCGTGGGAAACTTTAAACATTACTTCTTCTTCTTTTTTGCCCTTTTTTTCTCTTTAGATTTTTTCTGTTCCGTTTTTTTAGTTGGGGCTTCAATTTTTGCTTGAATTTTAGCACGCTGTTTAACTGCGCCTACTCCTTCGCCTAAACGGATATCTATGTACCCTAGTTGGTCTGTTAGGGATAATGATGCGAAGTTTGTGTTTCTTTCAATAGCTTCTCCACGTCTTTCTTCCCGGCTTCTAGTGCCATTTTTTCTTGGTCTACTCATTATTTATTTTTTATCAGTTTCATAATATAGTGAACTATTTTTATCGTTTTCAAAGCATTCTACTTTAACTACTTTACATCTACCCCCATCAGTTTTAGAAAGCACATCATTAAAATGGTCGTAAACTGTTCTGGCGCAACTTTCAGCTCCTAATTTGTCCATTACTGTTAATTTACATAGCCCCTCCATAGCTGCTGATTCAAAAAAATCAAGATAAGGGTCATCTTTTTCAATTAATGTAGTGTGGTCCCACATATCGTTCATCCATGATTTTAAACCATTTCCTACAGGAGCGTCTTTAAATCCCCCATAATCTACAATCCAGTTCATGTCGTCTAAACCACTATTTTCATCATCAGGTGTGTTAGATTCAAACCATACTTTAAATTTTAATGCATAACCATGTAGTAATTGGCAGTGAGAGTGCTGTGCACGCCATTGTCTGATTGCAACTGAATAGTTGTCAAATAACTTTGTTGATTGGTATTTTCCCATATTGTAAATATAATAACTTATTCCTCAGTATCCAAGTTTATGTTGTTTTCTTTTAAGGTTTTTTTGTATTTTCCTTCTATTGCTTCTTTTAGGAGGGTAGTATCTTTTTCTAATTGATCTACATTAACTTTTTCAAAATCCATAGAATCTATTTTATCTATAAAATTCATAACCTTCATAATGTCAGCCTCAACTTCTTTAGGATTTAATTGGTTCTTTGATTTGTTCTTTAGTTTGTTTTGTGGTTTCTTCATAATCTATTTCTGGTATTTCGTTACATACCCAAACATAACCTTGGGCTTTAAAAACAGTATCACATCTATATAATTCTTTAAGGGTACTTGCTTTTCCCTTTTTAAAATTAATACTGGATTCTTTAAATTTTCTCCTTACAACAAATAATTTATCTTGAACTGTTATTATATCGTGCATGTTTTACTTTGTTTAGCAAGGTATTCCGTGGTATAGTTTTTCTATCCAACACATTATAATACCTCGCAACTATCCCCAGAACAAGCTAGGTTTTCTTTTTGTGAAGTATTATCTGTGTCTTCATGAACATATCTTAAATTAATAGCATGTAAATGTGATGCCATTTCATTATATTGTTCTTCAGTAATATCCTCAAAAGGGGCCTGTTTATAACTACCTCCACTATATGGAAGTACAGATAATCCATTAAATGTATGTTTATTTTTCCACATCCATTTTCCTACTTCTTCCCAATTCCCCTCTTTTACTGAAATAGTAGCAGATACATTATTAGTATTTGATCCTTTTCTATGTCCTGTTTTTACCCATTCCATGTTAAACTTTTTTGTTCTTTCAAGTAAATCCATTGCAGATTCTGTTCTTAAAATTGCTCCTTCTGGTGCCCTTTGTGGGACTGAAATAATAGCTTGGATTTCTGGTTTAAAGAAATCATCTTCTACTAATTCAGGATGGTTTTCTAATAGATAAGTGTAAAGTGCTTCATTCTTACCAATTCTCATTCGGCGAATGTAAAAATCATTATGCCAAGCATGTATGCCTGATGAAGTGCCTAATACTAATGAACTTGTTCCTGAAGGTTTTACTGTAGTTACCCGGGCTGCCTTATTAATTCCTATAGCTTTTGATGTTTCCTTATTAGAATCCATTGCTATTTTTGCTGCTTCCTCTAGGTTATAATCTAAGATAATACCACTCCCTATTCCTGTCATTCCTACCCCTACAAGCGCATCTTTGTCTGTGTTTTTTCTCCAAATTGATCTTAAATAATGGAAATCTGTATAAGATGCTTGTAAAGTTCCTATAAATGATGCTGCTTTTACTCTTTCATTTAAATCTTCTTGTGATTCGATGTTAGATGCATTAACCTCACATAAATTACAAAATTGATAAGGTCTTAAGGCAATTTCACAACAGGGATTTGTACCCCAATCTTTATCATCTGAAAAATATATTCCAGGTTCTCCTGAATTACTTGCAACAATTTTATCCCACAGATTAAAGAAATCCTTCTTTTTAACTTTTGAGCGAATTACAACAGCTGAATTATTTGATCTTCCTCTTTGTGGGTTATTCTCCCACCAAGATCCAAACTTACATGTTAACATATCCTCATCATCTAAATCAAATAAAGAAATTAATGCTGCTCTTCTAATCCCACCAGATAATACTGCGTCTGCAATATGGCATATAATATCATGTGCTTCTAGGGAGGTTAATGGGTCTCCATCCTTCTTTCTATCTAGTACTTTTTGAATTTGAAATAAACATTCTTTTAAAGGCTCAGGGCCAGGTGCTTTACCTCCTACTGTGATTAATTCTGCTCCTTTTGGTCTGATGTCCCTATAATCAAATATGGGCATTGTTTTACTTTTACCTAAATAAGCCTTCATAATTGCTCTTACTGCGTCTGCCCACCCTTCAATTGAATCACCTATTAGAAATCTTTTTTCCTTAGTTGCTTTATGAATTTCAGGTAGATTTTCAATGTGGTGCTGTTGAACAGAGAAACCAACTCCACACCCTGATAGAAGAAGAAACATTATCTCACTAAATGATCTAAAATCATCAATAGGTAAAAATGAACAATTAAAAATTCTTGAGTTATTTATTTCAATAGGTTTTCCAGCAAATTGTAGACTACGCATTGATGGTAATATCTTTTTATCATATACCATTTTATAAACTTCTTCTATTTCCTCTTTTAGTTGGGGAAATTTAGCTTGATGCATTTTCTTATTTCTGGTAACTAATTCTTTCCAGGTTTCTCTTCGTTGTTTATTTGAATTATATTTTGCATATTTATTATATACTACAATATCAGATAATATCTCTTGTGTTATGTTCATCCTATGTGTTAAAAATTATTTATATTTGGGGGTAATATATATAGTATATACTGTAGAAAACCACCTAAATGTTAAAGAAAGTATTAGATTCTCCTTGAAGTCTTCTTCGCTGGGCAGGCGACATTCCTCCTTGAGAATTTTGTTGGTTTCTTTCAGATTCATTATTTCCTCTTATATTTATCCCAATTTTACCTATTGAAGTATCCATAACAGCATCATAGGTTATTCCATCTGCCCCATATCTATTTTTCATTACATGCCATCTACCTGTTCCGTTTTCTTTATCTTCAGCACTTCGCGATAGAGACATTGCAAAATCTGTAATCATCATTTTAGAGTAGCTTTCTGCCATTCGGTCTCCTTGAATGATTTCTTCTCGGGCTCCTGACCTATTCACCTGAGACGCTGTCCAAATTGGTACTTTTAATTCTGTTGCGAGTCCTCTTAAACTTGTATAAATATCGTCTAGTTTGTCTCTTTTTTCTTTGCTTGTTTTGGATGTTAAGAGGTCGGCGTAATCCACGATGATTAAATCGGGCTCTATATTTTGTTGGACACATTTTTCTATATGGGCGTGTATTGTATTTACTGTAGCTTGTCCTGCGGGGTATTCTCTAATATACAACCCCCCTCGCAAGTTTTCAATTGTATCTTTTACTTTATCTTTACTTTCTACTATATCTTGAACAGGAATCTCAGTAAAACAAGCATCATATCTCCTACCAACGTATTTTTCAGATAATTCAAGAGTATAATGTATTACTGTGTATCCCAATTTAACGGCTTGTGCTCCTAAAGCTACTAATGCCCAGCTTTTTCCTCCTCCAGGTCCCCCTGCTATTAGGCCTAAATCACCTTGTCCTAATCCCCCACCTAGTAAATTATTAATTAAAGGCCATGGGGTTCCTATTGTATTTCTTGCCTCCTCACGGAATCTATCTTCGAGTTCTGCGATATACTCATGACCTATATCACGTTCAGTGCCTGCTTTGAGGGCTTTGTCGATTAAACCCCTTATGTCGTCATATGCGCCCATTTCTAATAGGTCAACTGAATTCATAAGGGCGTTTTTTAATGTTTGGTTTTTACAAAAATCAAGAAATGTTTCTTTTACATACTCTAAATCTGTAGCTTTAGATGCTTTGTAAGATTGTTTTAAGATATCTTTAATAGCAACGCTTTGTAGTTCCTTGTCTAGTTTTTCTATTTCAACTTTAAAAACCTCCATTGTAGGAATGGTTTTATATTTGTCAAAATATTTAAGTATCTTTTGAATAACCCATTTTCCTGCATCATTATCAAAATATTCAGGAGATACAATATCAGCAATTTGTTGTAGAAAATCTCTATCAGTGATTAGTATCCCTAATGCTTTTATCTGAAATGAATGTCCATATTGTGTTAATTTACTCATGGGTTGTTTTTGCTAAACTATTTAAATGAGTAAAATGTTCTCTCAACCATACATCTATTGTTTGAATGGCGTTTCCCATTTGATCATCTGTGTATTTTATAGTAAATTCATTTCGGGAAAGCAAATTTATTGGTGCTTCTACTAATCTTCTTATTAATGATTTTAATTCTGCTGAAACTGGGGGGTTATGTAAATCCATCAGTTGTTCATTTATTTGAAGTTGGTGTACCGACTCAACTATTCTTTTATGCATTGGTTCCTCGCCTTTCTTTGCTTGTTCCACGATAAAATCAAGATCAAGGGAATTTGTCGTAAATAAATCGGGAACGATTTTTGGGAGTTTTTTAGGACCTAATCCTTTTACTCCTTCAAGGTTATCGGATTTATCACCCATTAAAACCTTATACATTAAAAAATTGTGAGAAGGTACACCATAATCTTCAATCACTAGATCTGGGGTGTAGAACTTCTTTTTAATTGGACTCCAAACAGTTATTCTATTATTGACTAACTGGAGAAAATCCTGATCCGCAGACATAATTGTTACTTCTTCTTCTAATAAATTATTCGCTATATATGCGATTGTATCATCTGCTTCTATTCTATCTATTGAAATTACGTTAATAGGTAAATCATCAAGATATTCGAGTAAACGGGAGAATTGGATTTTCATTGCATCCTTTTCTTCTGTGGCATTTTTAAAGGCATCCCATCGGGTAATTCTTTTACCTGGTTTTCTGTTTCCTTTATAGTTTGGGTGGATTTTTCTTCTTCTCTGTGAACCCCCAGCTCCATCATATACGATGATTACTCTTGTAGGATTTACCTCCCTAATTGAGTAAGCTAGTGATTTTAAAAATCCAACCATTCCCCCTACAGGCACACCATTATCATTTAATGTCCCATTTACTGCGAATGTTCTTAAGTAGAGGTTTAAACCATCTACAATAAGTACTCTTGAATTAACATTTAAATTGTCCGGTTTTTGGACATTATTCAATAAATCGAATATAGTATTGTCCATTATAGTCCAGTTTCATCAATTTCAATGTCTGGGTCAATTTCTTGTTTTTCTTCATGTTGATACTTCATAATATAAGCATCGCAAGTATCCTTATACATTTGTTCTTTAATTTCAGGTCTTTCTTCACATATATCTTGTAAGTCTTTACCATAAAATGTGATTTCTTCTCCTGTCGTCTTATCAACATATTTGCATATGGGTCCTGATTGCTTGATTACCTTATAGGCTTTCATCAATTTCAACCACCCACCATAATCATCCATACCTTGTCTATAGAAAACATTATATCTAATTTTTCGATTAGGAGGTCCCATTCTATTTTTAACTACTATTGCTTCAACTTCAGATCCTACAACTTCATCTACACCATTGATTTTTTCTTTAAGTTTTCCAACTTGTTTAAGTCTTAATCTAACTGATGAGTGGAACTGTAGGGCTTTACCTCCTGAAGTAGTATATTGATCAGCAAAGGGCATTGCTCCTAATTTTTGTCTTAACTGGTTAGTAAATACTAATAGTATTCTTTCTTTACCAATTAAGTTAGTAATTTTACGCATTGCCTTTGATAGAATGATTGCTTTCTGAGTTGCATATCCATCTTTTTCAAAATCAGCCGCTGATTCAATTTTAGTAGTTGCAGCTGCTACTGAGTCTACTACAATGGTTACTAATTTGTTAGGATTTTTTTCTCTAACTTTTAAAATAACATCTGTAATAGCATCAAATATATCCTCTACTGTTTCAAGAGGTAGATAGAGCATTTTTTCTGTATCTACTCCAATAGCTTGTAGAAATTGAGTATTTAAGGATGATTCAGTATCAATATAT